CGAAGAAGTATGCAGCGTTCATGGCTTTGACCCGAAGGCTTATTACTGATGCTTGTTCAATGCGCAATCGTGTTCGTGGCCTTGTTCGTTCTTGATCTCGTGTGGGCAAAGTACACCGCGGCCATTACGGCACATCGCGCCATGATTGCCGGTGTCTACGCCGCAGCTATCATAGCGTTGAGCGGGTACGCCGCAATCAACTACGTCAATGATCCGTGGATGCTGCTACCCGCAATGGCTGGAGCATTCTGCGGCACGGTTATTGGGACTAGAAAAACGCTTTAGAGGAGAAAGCAAATTGCTAACGACCATTGATCTGACTACGAAGGCAGAACCGTGTTTCACGCACACGTTAAGCGCATCCGAATTGCCGTCACAGTCGCACGTTTCTGCGGCTAAGCCGTGGCCTGTAGCGCACGTCCGCAAGCCGTGCATCTACATCATTGGCTCACTGAGAAACAAGAACATCCCGACAGTAGGCAACGCCGTACGAGCAGCCGGCTTCGAAGCCTTCGATGATTGGTGGGGGACGGGTGAGAAGGCCGACGACCATTGGTTTGAGTACGAGAAGATTCGCGGCCGATCGTTCGTGGAAGCTCTGGCCGGTCGGGCGGCTCAGAACACTTTCGCGTTGGACCGTGACAACATCCTTCGAAGCGAAGGCGTCATTATGGTCATGCCGGCCGGTAGGTCGGGCCATATCGAATTCGGCTGGGCGGCTCGCGGTGGCGTGCCGGCTGTGATCCTATTGGAAGAGGAGCCGGAGCGCTATGACGTGATGTACAACTTTGCAACGTTGGTCACGTATGACGTTCAGGACGCTATTGAGCATATCTCCGGACGCGTGAGGGCGGGGCAATGATGCCGGTGTTCCAAGTTACATCGTCGACTCCCCTCAACGATCTGGCCCGACATTGCCGGGCCGCTGCGTCCCACTTCTACACCAATCTTGAGACAGGCGAGCCGCTAACTCTCAATAAGGGTGAACGCTTCGCACTGATGCATTCGGAGCTATCGGAGGCATTCGAGGCCGAACGCAAAAACTTGATGGACGATCACTTGCCGCATCGCAAGGGAGTTGAAGTCGAGTTGGCGGACGCTCTCATTCGAATCTTCGACTATGCCGGCGACAACGGCCTAGACCTTGACGGCGCGGTTCATGAAAAGATGGCGTACAACGCCACTCGCAAAGATCACACCCGCGAAGCTCGTATGGCTGCGAACGGAAAGAAGTGGTGACATGAAGATTTACGTTGCTGGCAAAATGCGTGGTTTGCCATATTTCGGCTATCAGGCATTCAATGACGCGACGGCCAAGCTACGCGCTGAAGGTCACGAGGTGTTCAATCCGGTAGAGAGCGCGGAGAAGATTTACGGCCCGGGTATCTATCGCGACAATCCCTCTGGCGACGAGGCAATAGCTGGAATTGATGGCCGACTAGTGTTCGGCAAGGATTTAGAGTTCGTCTGCAGCCACGCCGAAGCCGTTGCGTTGCTACCGAACTGGACGACCAGCAAAGGCGCGATTGCGGAGAAGGCAGTTGCAGAGGCTCTTGATTTGAAAGTGATGTATCTATGATTATCGGAATCGCTGGCGAGGCAGGCAGCGGCAAGGGCACCACGGCAGACGTTCTGTTGGAGCGCGGATTTACCCGCGGCAAGTTCGCCAACGCTTTGAAGGAAATGTTTCGCGCTCTGTTGAGGTATCAGGGCGTTGAGGACATCGAACGATATGTTGAAGGCGATCTAAAAGAACTGCCATCTCCGTACCTGAACAACAAGTCTCCGCGTGAGTTCATGCAGGGCATTGGCCAGTGGGGCAGGGAGTTCGGCGGCGAAGACTTTTGGGTTGATATCGAGTTCGGGGCGAAGAGCGAAGCAGAGAACCTGCTTTTCGACGACCTTCGCCACGACAACGAAGAGGCCGCGATTGTGCTGCGGGGCGGTGTGGTGCTGCAGCTTGTCGGGCGAGGCGGCATCAACAGCGATCATGTGTCGGAGCAGTTCAAGCCAAAGAACCCGGCCGCGGTAATCGACAACAGCGGCACGATTGAAGAGTTGCGCGACAAGGTCAACGAGTTCGCTCGCGATCTGAGTTGGGCTGCGTGATGGGGCCGGAGCAAACCAAGCTGATGGATCGTCTATTTGGCGATCCATCGCGCAAGTTGGTGAACTTCAAATTCACCCGCGGAGACAAGCCGGCAACCGCGGAGGAGATTTGCGAGCAGATGAACAAAGCGTTTGAAGACCTTGAAAGGCGCCGGGCTTCCGGTGAGCTAGGGGACGGCTTGCCGGTTCGATCAAATAAACCACCTACGGACGTTCGCGAGTTTGTCGCGAACCTATAGCCTTCGTTACCCGCGCCCTGCTCATTCGAGCGGGGCGCTTTTTCTGTTTTGGAGATACAATGTACGAACGAATTCAAATGACGAACAGGACTCCGGTACCCATCTGGAACAAGCTCAACCCGCTGTGGTGGCTTGTCGGGCCTGATGGGTGGACGGCGCCGACGATCAACAACGGCACGCCATACCTTCCCGGGGTGACCAATCAGCTACTGCGAAACTTCTATTGGTTCTGCCGTAACCCGGGCATGAATCTGGTTGGCTATGTGCTGGGGGTGGAAGACAAGAACTATACGGCTGTCGGGCTGGCGCCCGTGCTGCTCACCACATGGCGCGACGCGAGCCCGCCAGCGCGGGGCTGGAAGTGGTCGGTCCTGTGGACGCCCTTCAGCGCTGGGGCCGCTGGCGATCTTGGCGGCGTTCGCTGCACTTAAGATCGCGGGGCCTCTGCCGTTCGTGTCGTACAGCGGCCCGGTAGAATTCTATCTCGGCTGGCGAGCCTACAGCGGCGGGTTCGGGCTGAAGCTGGTTAAGGGCAGCGCATAAAAGAAAAGCCCCGCTTCGGCGGGGCTATTTTTTTTGACTTACGCCAACCGGGTGAGGCAATCGAGCGCGGCGAAGTTGACTTCATCGATCCACGCGGCTTCCTTCTTGGTGAACACCGCGGCCAGTTCCTTGGCGAGCGCGGCAATGTGCTTGCCGGTGAGGCGGGTGGACTTGCCGCCGTTCAGAACCTGCCAAACGATCGTTGCCCCGGTGTTGCTGTTGGCGCCGATGTAGAGGGCGGTTTCGTTGCCGTTGTTGAAGCGGAGGGTACCGATTTTGGAAGCCGACTTGTTGATGGCCATGTGCTCGTTCCTTCTGTTGAAACAAACATAGGGCAGACGGCCCTATGCGTCAACAACTAAATGCGGCAGGATCGAATTTAGTTTTCCCGGGGGCAGGGTGGCCGCATCCATGGACGAGGTCCCATACGCGTCGAAGTGAACTCTGGGGTCTAGCTCATTCGCCTTAGCCGTGGCCTCTCGGACGGCATCTTTGGCTCGTTGATGGTCTTTAAATGGACCTAGCAACCATGCGGTACGCTCGCCCCGTTGTAGGGTGACGTAGTAGCCCTTCATTTCCCCATCCTCCCGACTATCTCCCGCAGAGCCTCTAGGCGGCTGCCGGAGGCCGGACGCTTCCCGCCCATGATCGCCCGGGCTTCATCGGCCAAACGCCCCACGGCCTTCGGCAGCCCCGCCCTGATGGCGTTCTCTAGGGCTATGACTTCTTCCATTCCGGTTGGCTGTTTCACGACTCCAACTCCCGCAAAAGCTCGTCGTCCGACATGAAGATTTCATCAAGCGACAACGGCGCGTCATCTTCCATCGCATCCATGTAGCTGCGTGCGCTCTGTCCGCTCGGTGTCGCCTGCATGCGGAGCATCATAGCCCGCTCTTCGCGGGAGGCGGCCAAATCGGCGTCATGCATATCTGCGAACTCTCCGCGGAAGCACTCAACGCCATTCCAGTCGGTAACCGTCACGGTGAACTTGCCGGTCACCTTGTTCTTCGCGCTGCGGGTGTGCATCTGCTTAACTCCGTTCCTGATAGACTCACCATAGGGCCAACCGCCCTAGGCGTCAACTACCAATTTGCAGAATCGTCAAAAGAAAATTCACGCACCACTTCAGGGCAGGCAAAAA